CAATTCCGACGGCAAAAGACAGCCCCGACGCTCCAGGGAGTGCCGGGGCTGGGATGGGGGTTCTTAAACTACATAACTGTCAAAGCCAAAATATCCCACTCCCGTGAAGTCGGATTTGATACGCAGCGAAGGGTAGTTTGAGCTGCCAGTAGTGATATATCCAACGATAGTTACCTTGTCATCGTTGATGTACGTGCTTCCGTTAATCGTATCGGGGTAGATTGTTGTTAGGTCAACTATTGCCGAAGAAGAGGTTGCATTAATGGAACCGTTATACTGAATTCTACGCCCGATCATAGTTGAATCCAACCTGCGGAGATTACTGGAAATAATCTGGGGGTTTACTGCTTCATTAGTTGCCACAACGCTCCCAATCGCTCCTTTTAGAACACACGTCATAAGGGTTCCAATGCGGTTAGATCCTTTAGCGGTGGGGTGGATGTTATCGTCCATCATGCAGTCATTAGCAAGTTGCGTGTATACAACGCTGTCGATGAAAACTGGTGTGTCAAAGTTACCGTTCAGATTAAGCGCTGCAATTCGCTTTTGCTTAGCCCCATAGGATAGAATATCTTGTTTCGATGCGTTTAAACCGATTCCGATAACGGCATTGGGAAAAGCGCTGTTGATCTTGGCAACCAGCGATACTATTGCATCGGCGATGGAGTTTGTTCCGTCGTTTGTTCCTCCGACAATTCCGACATATTTCACATATTCGGGGTTCTTAATTTCAGAAATAGCCTTGTCTACTTGAACAAAGAAATTCTTTTCCTTAGTAGTGTTGAAGGTGGCACCGGCCACACAGTAATTATGCAATTCAGTCGCTTGGAGCTTATTCGCGGTAATTTCGCACCACACGGGGCCTTGCGATACAGTGTCCACTCCGTAGCTGTCTCCGAATGCCAGCATTACATTCGTAGTGCGATCCGTTTTTTCTTGTGCAATTGCAGCGGCATTTGCGTTAATTGCAGTGGCATTTGCGTTAATTGCAGTGGCATTTGCGTTAATTGCAGTGGCATTTGCGCTAATTGCAGCGGCATTTGCGTTAATGCGATCGTCGAAGGCCCTCACTTCTGCCCGATACGCCTCCACCTGCGCGTTGAAGTTTCCGGTAAGCGCCCAATAGGCAGTATCAGCAATGCTGATGCCCGTGGGAACATACTGCATTGAGGTATAGCTATTGCCCTGATAGGTTACGATGGTTAGCGGTTCGTACTCGCGCGTATCGCTCCACTCAAGGGGGTTCGCGAACACGGGCACATAGCGTGCGCCGACGTACTGACGGACGCCTTTGGCGGGTGCGTCGGTGGGCGTGTCCGCCATAGCCGCGATGCGCTGGGCCAACACCTGCATTTGCTCGTCTGTGAGGTTTCCTGGATTTGTCATTTTATCTCCTAACGTACGATCTCCGGCATCTGATTAACTGTCTCGGTATTATCCGGCTCCGTATCCCATTTCAGAATGAGACGCCCATAAGTGTCTTCGGAATATACATGACCCGTGTCGAAGACGATATCATCCCACGACTGGGGAACATACGCCACGAAATAGCCTTCTAAGTTCAGACCGAAGTAAACTTGCTTCGCTACTTGCGTGAAGACGTAATCGAGGTTTTCCGAAACCCATTCCCTCACCTGAGCCTCATAGTAGTCGTTGAAGCCCGATTCTTTGAACTGCTCGAATTCCGCTTGCAACTTGTCCAGCGCGTCGAGCACGGCCTGGTAGTTGTCCGCCGTGTTCTCGCTGAAGCAAATTGTCTTCCACAGGTATTCGCAAATCGCCTTAATGCGCTCCTCTTGCGAGTACACATCCCAGTAGAATTTCGGAATTACTGGAGTGTAGTCGGTGAAGGCCCACCACTTCGAGGCGAACTTTACGAAATCGCCCGCATTGCATTGTCCCATCGCGCACCACCTTAAAATGCGTCCATGTCCACCGTGAGCAAACAGGTGAACAGCTCGTCTAACTCTTCCAATATCATAACATCCACGGTTTTGAAACGGTTCTGAATTTGCTCCCACTTGTCCAGCACGTCGCCCTCGGTAATATTCTCGAATTCACGATCATTTCCGGAGCTGGCATAATCGGAATTCCCCGATAGCATTGTCTCGGGAAACTCGCTGTGAATGTCTCGGGATTTTCCGTAAGTGTTGGAGGTTTGGAGGGGATCTAACCCTTGCTCTTCCAACTTGTACAGCTTTTTGTACTTCGGCATGATCTCGTTCATCTTCCGCATAAACTGCTGTTTCCAGCGGCCCGGGGGGAGGATTCCGATTTCCCGGTAGAAGAAACGTGCCTCGATCATAGGACAAAGACGTTTGTACTGCTCCACGCTGTAGTAGTCCCATGTCCAAGAGGGGTCTTCCCAATCCACCCAACCCGCCTCAATCAGCTCCCCGAGTTGTATGGTCACGACGGAATGGAAATCGCGCGGCCACACAGGCGGCGTCAAGTTAGTTACCTGAGAGCAAGTCATCATCGCCCATCCTCTCCAACTTGTGCGAATAGTCGTAGTTGGCGCTCTCCCACTCGCTCGCCCAGTACACGCGCACGTCGAGTCCGAAACGCTCGTTGAGTTTTTCAAGTCCCTGACGTCGAGCCAAAAGCGGGTTGAAGCGGTTAATCTCGGCGGGAGATTGAAGACTCGTCACCTCGTCCTCGATCATTCGCTCGCTCTTCTGGGTGAGCGCGTCGATACCCAGAAGGGTATAGACCTGCGTCCATATGTTGCCCTGAGCTGTTTGCAGCGACTCTCCGATAAACGGCACATTGAGATTGAGCACCGTAATGGATTCGGCGAGAGTCTTCAGGCGCTTAGTTCCCAAGATAGCGGGCTCGCCCCCGTAGAGCTGTTTGAAAATGTTGATTCCGTCAAGCTCCTCGACGCCGTTATCGTCCACGGCCAGCGCCACGGGCTTGTGTTGCTGCAGCAAGTTGATGTCGAAAGTTCGATCACAGAGCGCCAGACGGCGTGCAAAAATCGATAGCTTCCATAGCAGGGGCGTCCTCATTAGGTTGTCGTAGAGCACCACTCCGTTTCCCCAGTCGCAACCGAAGTTAGGGCGTCCGCACTGACCCATGGCCCGCCATGAGCGCGGCAGGTCGTACTTGTTCGGTGCTCCTTGTTGAATTGCTTGGAGCGAGTACCACGTATCGCCCCGCCTCGCGATAGTGGCTACTCCGTTGGTCATGAGCGTCCATTCCAAATAGCGGGCGTCGCAGGTGTCGGGAAGACCCTCCCAGCGAAAGCGCGAGAGCGCCAGTCCCATGAGCCAGTCCTCGTAGATGAGCGCCAGCTCTTGATTGTAGGCCGCGCTCTGCCAATAGCGCGCGTCGTTCTTCCCGTGCTTCTTTCGTCTCATTTCAGTTCTCCCATATGTCGGTTGCACCGATTATAGCAGGTTCGCGCCAGACGGTCGTACCCTCGATCAGAATGGAGCGGATGAGGCTCGCCGCGCCCTGGGTGCACGCGCGGGGGATGATCCATACATCGTCGCATTGCCAATAAGTGAAATCGCGCATGACCTGCCAACTGGTGAAATCCCAGTACTGCCCTAAAGCGTAGCCGTATCGCGCGAAATGGGACGCCGCTGCCATAATCGAACCGGTGTCCTGGGTCTGCACCTCGAAGACCCATCCCAAGGGGCGCGAGGACGCGGTAGCGGCGTTGGCGAATGCTCCGCCTTCCAGAGGCGCGCCCAAAGCCGCCTGTTTGATGCTGTTCTCGATAGCGGAGAGGGCCGTGGAGCGCGAGCGTCCGGCGTTGGCGACGTTGGTATTGTACCCGCGTTGCATATTCGCCTTGTTGACCTCGGCGCTGCGGTTGTTCTGCGTTGTCTGGCTCGTTGTCTCGGTGTTGAGGTTCGTTCTCTCTGCCCGCTGCTTTCGGCGGGTGTTGATAAGGTTGAGTTGGTTGCCCTCGGTATTTCGAACGCTGTTGGATTGCTTCGTCGCGCTTGTGATTTCCTCGCGCGTGGTGATGGCGATTCCCACATTGGCGGTGTTCGCCTGCATCGATGTGGTTTGATTGAAGGCGTATTGGAAATTGCTCGCGGCGGTGTTCAAGGCCCCCGCGAAGTCCATACTCACCGCTTGCGCGATTCCCTGGCCCGCACCCACACCAAGCGCCAACTGCCCCGACTGAACGGCGGCGTTCACGTTGTTCATATTGCTGACAGCTGCAACCTCGTTCTGCGCGTCGGTGATGGTCTGGGTGAGCAGGTTGGCGTTGTTGGTGAGGATGTTGTTTACCTCGATGGTATTTCCCAGCACGGTATTCTCCATGTCCTGCGACTCCGCGAGCACAGCAAGGGCCGCTGAAACCGAGGTGGCAAGGTTGGCAATGGACAGGTCAACGGAATCGATACCGTTGTCAAGCGCCGTCTTAGCGCTCGCCGTCGCGCTCGTGTAGGCGTTCTGCAACGCCGTGTTGGCCTGGGCGCGATCGAAGTGCGTGGCGTAGTCGTTGACCGTCCCGGCGTCGAGGTAGACGGCGAAACTGGGAATTTCCAAGCTTCGCAGCGTTTTCAGGGCGTCGCCAGCCCACGGCATCGATATATTGCTCAGCGCCGCAAACGCCAGGGACGCCGACGCTCCGCCCAGATGCACGTAGGTATCCACATTGATAAACGGCCCTGCGAGGTTGAGCCGTGCGGCTACCGATATATTTCCCTCCGTCTCCTCCACCTTCACCTCGATATCGCCCGCGTCGGTGTGCGCCATGATGCGCGCATAGGGGTAGGTGTAGAGCTTCGCCATATCGTCGCATTTCGCGGGGTAGCCGAAATCCGACTTGCTCCACGCCGCTACCTCGAAGTCTGTCCACGGGTTGGCAAAGACGCGCCGTACCGATGTGCCCGCGAACGTGTAGGGCTCGCCTGTCTCCACCAGCTCAACGGGAGCGAACCATACCGCCCGGATGGTCTGGAATGCCTGGGGAACCTCCGTTTTCATAGCGGTTAGCAGCGGGGCCAAATTTGCCGGGGCCACGGAGAGGGACAGCAATGACGGCGTATCGTCGAGGTAGAGAGGTTCAGCGGGAACGCGCCACGTTCCGGCCGCTTTGGTGCCCCATATCCCCCAACTGGTCGCGCTCATGGTGATAACGGCCAACACCTCCCCGTTGAATATGTGCGATTTCACCGAAGGGGTGCGCGCGAACGTGCCGAACGTCACATCGGGGGCGGTTAGCATTGCCTGGTTCGTATAGGGGTTCTTGAGATAGTCGGTGGCGGTGACGCTCGCCATGGGGGCGTGGCCCCGCGCCAGCATCATGCCCGACACGTCCACGGAGTTGATATAGGTGCTCCATACGTCGAGCTGCACATGGCAGAGCGTCGTATTTGGCGCGAGTTCCTCCACCGCCTCGCAGAAGTATAGAAAGCGGTTTCGCGCGGGCGCGGCGTAGCTCACCGGGTTATCCGGAGTCGACATCACCGGATAATCGAGCACGAGGTAATTGCACTGGGTAGCCGCGTTGAACGGCACGGGCACTTTCACGGTTCCGTCGGGCTGCACTTGGAACATAGTCGGCTCGTCCACCTTGCAACCCTCCAAGCCGTCGAAATAGGCGTTCCGCGCTTCATCAGACTTCCAGTTGACTACGTTGTTGTAATCGGCGTCCCAGTTGACCGTGCATAGCTTTATTCGTGCGTTGTCCTCCCAGCGCGAATAGTCGAAGTTGTTCCGGTACTGCCATACATCCACGTTTGATAAATGGGGAAATGCCGTGTCCCCCAAATGGGGAAAATCTCGCTCCATGTATACCTCCTCGCCTTGAAAAAAAGAGGGCACCTTATCGAGTGCCCTCATGATAGCAGATCGCGAATGCGGCTTACTGCGCCGTGGTGGCCGTCTCCGTGCCATGGGAGTCGGTAGTTCCGCTCGCACCCTTGCCCGTCCGCTTTGCCTTGACGCTGGGCTTTACGGGGTCGGTCGCGGCGGTTGTCGGCGCGGTGATCGTCACCGCATGGCTCGCCGTGTACTTGCTCGTGGCCGCGCTCGGGTTGATATACGCACTCGTGGCCGTCACCGTCACAACCGCGCCCGTCGGCATATCTTCTGCAATATGGAGTACCGCGAACTTATCGACGTAGGTTTTCATGGGGTCGATATCGATGGGCGAGCCGGGGGTGTCGGTATCGGGTTTGGCGGTTACCGCCGACACTTCGAACAGCGCCGCATCGGGTTCCACGGCGACGCCGTACCCGGCGGGGGACATGGTGCCCGTCAGATTCACGGTCAGCTGAACATCGGTGCCCGCCTCGGCGGTGTCCGCGCCCGTCACTGTGATACCGGTTACCGACTGCTTGGCCGTCGGAATGGTCGTATCCGTATCTCCAACCGTGAACAGGATTGCCGGAACGAACGGCGACGCGCTCACAATCTCCCAATGATGCAGGTAGTAGTTAGTCGCCAGCGTTTCCGCATTGTAGAACGACGTGTTCTCATAGAGGGTGTCCTGCAAAATGAAGAAGTCCTCGGTGGTCAGCATCGCGACCGTGTTAGGGATGGGGAACTCGTCCACGATGATCTGGCGCACATTGACCTCGGCCATCTCCACATGGAAGATGCTGGAGAGCACTTCGACGGACAGCGACGCCGCGACGGCGGGGGTCACGAGGAGTACCAGCTCCGAGGGCTTCGCGAACACGGGCACGGAGACGCTCGCCGCATTGTAACGGGCGCTAGGGAACTGGAGCATTCCCACCAGCGTTCGAACGGCGGTGAGGAACTCCTTGCCGGATGCCTCATCGCTCGGAACCTTGGAAAGCGGATACTTGTAGAAGCCATAGGCGTCCTCGTAGGTCGCCAGCATATTGAGGGCGATTCGGTACTCGTCGTAATTATCCGAGTTAACCGGCGCTTGCATGATTCCCGCAACAAGGCGGTTCAGGCCGTAATCATCCAGAAACGCATTCTTCAATTCCGGCAGCACTACCGAAATAGGATATTTGTCCTGGCGGTTCTGCGTGTGATACGCCACATCGCCCTCGGGACGGTGCAAGCGCAGAAGCGACTCCACGTCATCCTTGTAGGCGTGGGCCTTGACCCAGTTGAGTGCGATTTCCTGTGCAGTGGTGCCGTAATTCAACTTTGCGCGCTTGAAGACGACCAGCGGGCTTGTCCATTCGAGATTTCGCGCATAGGTGTAGGCGACGCGGTTTACCAGCACATCCATGAACTGATTCAGGTACGCGTTGTTTCCGGGCTTGAAAAGCGCACGCCATGTCGCCTCCAAGCCGTTCACTGTCGGGTTCGGAACGCGCTGCTGGTAGTCGTTGCCCGCATCCAGCCAGATTTTCTCAGCGAGCACGGAATTAGTGAGTGCCATTCTTCATACCTCCTTAGATATTGAGCTCGTCGGCCAGATCATCCCAATCGCGGGCTGTGATGTCGTCAATGTCATCGTCTTCGGTCTCGGGGCCGCGTTCGCCCTCCCCCTCGTCCGCGCCGTTGTCGCGCGCGATGCCCTGGATGGCGTCCAGACGGCGCATAACGGCATCGTTATGAGCGGCGAGCTGGGCGCTCAAATCCTCGATGCGCCCCACGATATCGCGGAACTCGCCCTCATCGATGCCGCGCACGCGCTCGATATCGTCGCGTAGCTCCTCGTTTTCATCGTCCATGGATTTTTCCTTTCGTTGCCGGGTATATACCTGCTGCGCATTATAGCACGTCGAAAAAAAGCGCCCACCCGCCGACATGATAGCGGCGAGGGGCGTCGGATAGGAGTGCCACAGCATCGGGGGCGCGCCTGAAAGCCGTACCCTGGGGCCGCCCGCGCGGGACGCTCTTCACGTCGGGTATCCGCGTTCGGGCTACTCGGCGACCGTCCCGCCGCGCCCTGGCGCGCCCATTATCTCACCGAAGCCCGTAGAGCGCAAGGCAGTCGGCCAGCGCTTGACGGGTGCCGTCCGAATCGCAGCGAACAAGCCCATACTGGTAGACTTCCAGAAGATAACGCATGGCCGACTCGTTTCGCCTGGCGAAAAGCGCGTTGAACTCGCCGTCATCGTTTGTGAGAGCGTAGAGCGGGCTTGCGTCCCTGGGAAGTTTCGCGGTAACGTACAAATAACCCTCGCGCTCGTCGCTCCACACGGCGAGGCGATGCCCGCGCCCCTTTATGGCGAACTCGAATTTGGCGCGCGAGGGCTTGCGTCCCACGAAAAGCCCCGTGGCGTCCTGGAAAACGTTGTCCATGGCACCGCCCGCGTCCTCTGCGAGCGACGCGAGCGCACCCGCCACCGTTTCCGTTCTGCGACGTCGGGTGTACTCGGTCGGCTCCACGTAATCGAGTAGCAAACGTTTGCCCAATTCTGGAATCTCGTACCATGTTTTTCCGAACTCGGGCGGTTTTCGTATTCCCATGATCGCGAAATAGGGGTTTCGCATCGATAGCGCATTCGCCAACAGATACACGCGCGGCTCGTGCTTGCGCGGCACGCCCGGCACCTCTCGACTCACCGAATCGATCATCTGTGTCAGTACATAGTACTCATTGGGGAGGTATCGTTGAAAGCGGTTCATAGCACGATCTATGATAGCCTCATCGAGCATTATCCTGTACACGTCCGCGAAAGTGCGCTGTTTGAATTGCTGCATCTGCGAGAGCGCGCCGAAGTACCCTATAACTTGCCAATCGGGTTTCTCCCCTTCCGGCACCTTCTCTGCAATCCATGCGGCAGAGGTGTCAGTTTTGAATATATGCCCCGGAAATTCCACGTCCGGCCCCTGTTGCAGCTTGTCGAAGTAACCGCTCGCCACAGGCGCGAGGTCGGTTTTGAAGCGCACCAGTTGGACGAATCGCGAACCGTCCTTGAGAAAATCGCGCACGAACTGGCGACGAAGCCCGTAGGTCTTCCCCGCATCGCGCGAGGCGCAAACCATGGTCATATATGCGTCTTTTGAAAATGTGTCGCCCCAGTCATAGAATTTACTCTCTGTCAATATAAGCACCTCCCTCGTCATGTCCCATAAATTTAACGGAATCATCGATATCGCGGCCGATCTCCCGCAAGTACTGCAGATTTTGCGCGTTTGAAATTTTCGACGTATCGCCGATGACGCGGGCCGACGGATAGAGCGCAATCGAGGCGGGCGCATCGACGTGCGCCGTCTCCCCGCGCCAGTCGGTCACGTCGCGCCGCACCCGGTCGGCGGGATGCGGGTGCGTTCGTTCCAAATGATAGCACAGGCCATAATCGACCACGGAATTGTACCCCAGAAGCGAAGAAGCCACTTCCTCGAAGCACATACCAGCCTCGTCCATATCGCGCGCCCAATCCTCGGCGTTGTAACGATCAGAGGGACGAGACAGCCCCGCACATATGATATGGTACGCGCCGCACACGTCTCTGTCCATGCGCGCCTTGTTCCATGCCTCCCAGTGCAGGGGGTAGCGATTAGAACCGCCGCAATCCTCTACATCGAACTCGCCGACGCCTGAAAGCTCGCTCGCCAAATGGGGGAAGTTGCGGCGCACGCGCTCGCTCCCGTGATCGATGGCCGCACGAGCCGCGCGGTGCAGGGGCGCGAGCGCTTCCAAGATATCGCCATCCGTCACATCGGCGTCACACGCGAGCTTTATCGAATCGGTGTCCCCGCCGCATGCCCTCGCACGGCATCCCAACGCCTCATAGAGCAATTCGAGCGCTATAACGAGGTGCATTCTAGAGCCGCCCACGATGCGACTTCCGAAGTTGTACAGAACTTTCACCGCCTTGGGCTTAAGATCGTCGTAGGTTTCGAGACTGGCGACAGTCGCACGGTCTACCTCCAAAGTTCCGTCGGCGAGGCACTTATAGGACGGCTTCATTATGTCCTGTGCCTGTGTGCCGTAAATGCCGTTGAACATTCCCTTGACCGTCGAATTGTAATAGGCTTTTAGAAATGCAGACGAGGCGACACCCGTCCGCACGTCCTCGGCGATGGCTTCGGGCACCGTCGCCCCTATGGGGCGCTCGTAGGGCACTCCCTCCTCGTAGTGATTTACAATTTCCTTCATTGCGTTCTTGGTCGCGTAGAGCACATGGGTTTGCAGTACGAGGTAATCGGGCGCCTTTACGAAGTTTTGGGAATACTCTCCGCAAATAACGGCCATATCATCCCAGACATACGCGCGCGAGAGGTTCCATAGCTCTGCCTCTGTTAAATGAAGAGTCGCGCTATCCGCACTGATGAGCTTCGAGAACGCGAAGCGCGCCCCCGTGGCCGAGTCCATCCATCCGCTTTGCCGGGTCACCTCCTCGGCAACAGCGCCGGAGGGCGTCATGAAATCGACCTCGCCGACTTTCGAGGTAAATTTCCCCTGGGGTATAAGCGCGATTCCCTCGCGCTCGAAGACGGTTTCGGGGCGGAGACGGATGTTCTCGAAGCGAATACGAGCATGGAGCGCGAACGGCAACGGGCACCAATAGTTTCTCAACACCTCGTCACGGCTCGTCGCCAATATGCGCTCGGCCACCCGCTGCAACGGCTGCACCGTTTTCGGGACACGGAAGTTTCTCGGCATGTATCGCCCGGAAATGAAAAGGTGGTGCATACTCGTCACGTCCAGGCTCGCCACATTTTTCTGCACCGTCGCGGCGAGATTTGCGGCTGTGAACGTCAGCCCCCCTCTGAAACAAGCCTTTCGCAATGCGTACAGATAGAAATTCGGGGCCCATTCGCGTATGCACGTCATTTTGAAGGCATCGAAAAGCGAATGACGTTGCCCGTTTGAGAACAATATGCGCTCGCGCCCTATAGTACGCTGCGCCATTTGGCGCACCAGAGAGGTTTTAGTGAGTACCGTTGACGCCAACATATCCGGCTCCAACCACTCGTTGGCCTCGATCAGGTAGCGCAGATACGCGGGAATCACCTGGACGTCGCGTGCCGCATAGTGCATTTCATCGGCTGTGAGCGGCGTTTCCGGCGTTCTCGTCAGATTATAATCCCAGTCCCCTAACGCCTTGGCAAGTCCGCAGGTGCGCCCCATCGCGGCGAGTCCGCCCATTTCAAGATAATAGGTGTCCCATAATCGTAGACATATATCGCCCTCGTAGCACAAATCGAGCGTATAGACATGGGTCGATGACTGCGCATTCACCGCGATTTCGTAGTCTCGCGCCAGATCGTGCATGAGCGGTTGCAAATCGAACATGAGGTTGTAGGCGCACACCACGGGCACGCCGCCCGCCGAATATCCCCATTGCATGAGGTCGCCCAGCCATTCCAGCACATCTCCCGCATAGCGGTAATAGCGGATGTCGTCGGACATTTCGGCTTCGTAAACCGCAATATCGATGTCTCGAATATCGTTGCATATATAGAGGCAGGGGAACGCCACGGATCGAGCGCCGTCCTGAAGCGTCGTTGTCTCCGTGTCGTACACGCCCGCGACTTTGAAGGGCTGTCTACGCGACATGGTAGATGGGCACCGTGTAAGCTAGAAAATCGTTAGGGTAATTGCCGTCTGCTTCCACGCCATCGCCCATTGCGAGCTGAAGGGCGCTCGCGGCGTCCAAAGTGTCGGCGATATCGCCGGCACCCGTCAGACCCTTAGCGCGCCTTAGGGCCTCCTTGTTCTGTTTCATGACATTCTCGAAAATCGCTTGAAGGTCGTTCGTCCCGTAGTACCTCATGAGAGAGGCGTAACGGTCGCGACCCCGCCCCGCCCAGGCGTGTTTGGTGGCATTCCAAAAAAGTTGGATATTCTCCTTGGGAATGGTTCCCGCGCCGGAACTTCCCGCCTTCAGATTTGCGCGGAAAATTACGTTTCTGCGCTCTACGGCCGTGCTCCTTGCCATGACGGTGTAACGGTTCAGGTTCGCAGCGGCGGCTTTCGCCTCGGTCATTTTCGCCTCGGAGGGCCGCGCCCCTTGGTAGCTTTCCTTAATCTGCTGCATGATCTGACGACGATAGGCTGTCACTTGACGCGTTCGCTTCACCTTCCCGCTCTCTATATCGCGGTCGAGACGCGCCAGCGCCCGCTTCGCTCGACGTCGCGCATTGTAGATCTCGTCCGTTCTCGCTTCCTTCGCCGCATCGCGTCCGGCACGGGGGCGTCTGGCCATGATATCCTCCTATACAAAAAAGCGCCCCCGCCTTCTGGCGAGGGCGCACCTCATCGAGTGGCGTGTACCGCTTTAGAACTGGGGCACCAAGTTCTTAATGGTGTTTCCGTTCGGAAGATCTTTGGCAATGAACGCGCAATGAATGCAACCGTCGGGAAGCGAGTTCTTGCCGAAGTCAGCGAACATGGCCGCGATTTCTCGCACCGAGGACGCCACGCCCTCCGACTGGCTCATGAGCACGGTTCCGTCCTTGAGAACCAGATAGGTGTCGGTGCATGGCGTGTTGGGCAAGCGTGGATCTCGGGACTTGCGAATACCGGGCTTGGTAACGCAGTCCACAATGTCGAGGGTTTCCCCTTCGTGGCCGTTGAGAGAGTCGGCGCTGTTCAGCGTCCTCAGAGTCGCCAACTTGCCCTCGTTGGTCGAAAGATCGAAGGTGTTCACGTCGCCCTGGATCGAGTTGCAGACAGAAGCGGAAGATGCGAGCTCGGCGGGTTCGGCAACGTATGCGGTGATTTCCTGGGTCATTCCAGTTTCCTTTCTTGTTAGGCGGTAATGTCCGCGTGAATCATAAAATCTTCGAGCGTCATTGAGTAGTAATGGGTTTCAGTTTCGACATGATTAATTGTGATTGTCTCGTCTCCCAGTTCGCGCCGGAGCTTGCGCGTTGCCCTCTCCGGTGTGAAACGTCCAGGCAGTTCCTCGTAGACATCGAAGAACTCGCCATCCTTGAGCATCTGCCCCGAGCACCTTGAGAGGGCAATAGTTCGCCCTATGCGGTTTCTGTAGTCTATCTGAGCTTGTTTCATTCGAGTTTGTCACCTCCTTTTTTCAGACAATGAGAAGGTTATCAGATTGCAAAATAATCTGCAATAGATTTTTCTATTATTTGTGTTTCATAAGTTCATTTACACGCTTCTGCACGACATCATAGGCGCTCCCGAGGTTTTCACGGCGCACGGCCCCATTTCCCCATTTGCCCGCGATAACCTCGCGCGCCACTCTGTCGATTCCCGTCCATTTGCCCGTTAGCCCACGGTTCACGATAAGCTGGACAACGGACGCGCGAGCGCCTAGTTTCCGCTTGCGCTCTTCCCCGTTGCCGTACTTTCCCGCGATGACCTCGCGCGCCAGATCATCGACACTTGGCGCGATTCCGTGACTGCCGATCTCATAGCGCGAGTAATTCAAATCGACATTTTCATTCACACCGGGCACATTGCCACGTTCCGAGTACTGCCACAACTGCCAGCCGTGCACTATCGGCTCGCTCTCAGACCAGCGCGCAACCCATTTCACATACCCGTCGACGTCGGGCAAATTTTCAAGCCACCATGCCTGACTCGCGTAGATTCCAGGAACGAACCCCGCGGCGCGGACGCGCGAGCAGAAGATAGTCGCGTGCGTCTTGCTCACGTCCTCAGTCCCCGGCTCCTCGGTATCGAAAAATAGGGGGTAGGCCATATGGTCGCGATAGGGATCGCAAAGCCTTATTGCGTGATCTGCCTCGCTCATGGCCTGGGCCGCGCCCTTCGCGTAACTGTAAAGATATGCGCCGAAGGGAATGCCGAGTCTCACGCACTCGTCGGCGTTGCGCTTAAATTGCGCGTCATCCTGGTCGCGAAAGTCAGACCCGAAACCGCATCGGATTATGGCATGGTACCCGGCCGCTTTCACGCGCTCCCAGTCTATAGTGCCGTTATGGTAACTTACGTCAATTACTTTTTGCATTCTGCTCATCACCCAAATCAATAACGGGCAATTCCTGAGTTTTCTGCTCGCTTATGTCGCGCTTGTCGAATATGTGAAGAAAAGAATTGTCTGCCAAATCAGGGTTCAGCAAAACAACGTTCTCAAGAATGCTTCCCACCTCGGCCACACATATCCATACGAAGGCCAGAGAGAAACAGGCATCGCCGTAGTAATATGGCAGATCATAATAGTTCAAAAGCGCTTGAATGATGAGACACACGCCGAGCACGACGACATAGGCGAATTTGTGAACAAGCCCCTCCCTCATCTTGGCTGAAGAAAAACCCTCGCGCATAGTGTGTCCGATGGTTCCCACAATATAATCGATGATGACCAGCAGAAGAAGCAATAACATAGGTTCGAATATCATAACGCCACCTCCCCGGACATAAACATAATCAAAGCGCCAGCGGCACAGAGGATGCCGATGACAATCCAACCCACGCAACCGTTACCATCATCCATTTTTTCGCAACCTCCGTTTTCTCACGGGTTTAACCTTGCGGTTGTAGTCTAACATGTTACCAGTTCGAATACGGTATCGCAGCTCTTCCTGCTTGTATAGATCGTTCAGGGTGTCTAGCAGCTTTGTAATTTGCCAGCAGAGCACGGCCACACAGATAATGAGCAGCAACAGGGCAATTTCAATCATATATATTGAGTCGGCCATTAGAGAACCTCCCGCAAAATGTCGTAGATTACCCGCGAATTTCTGAAATTCTCGAAATATGCGACTCTCGTATTATTCACGGTTATAGTATATCTCATCGCAAACACACCTCCACGTCGAAGTATTCCCCGCAACACGGGCATCGCAAAGAAACCAAATCGGTAACTACTCGCTCTTCTGTGGGAAGATTAACAGCCACCGCCTTCGGCCTAACGTACTTGCCCAAGGAGTTAACCCAAACTTGTCCGCCCTTTTTAATGGCGCGGGCCATGGTGGACTTGTTGCACCGTGCGAAAGCCGCCGCACTCGTAATCGAAGGGAACAGCTTGCCGTCAAGCAATACGCGTCTAGACATCGGCAGACCTCCTATAGACGGGCATTCTGAAGTAGTCGCAGATGCGCGAAAAGGGCACTTCCTCGCAGAAGTGGGGTGTGTGCGAGCAAAGGAAAATATGGCCGTCGGGCTCACGTTGGAACTTGTAATAGCATTCGTAATAACTTGGCATTTTTACTCCTATCAACTTCCATTTTTGCAACTTTTTTGTTGCATATGTAAACATATCGCACTATAATAGATTATGTCAAGATGGCAAAAACAGATAGGAGTTTTCAAATGACACTTGAGGATCTTATTTGCATGAAGCGCATCAGCTCGAAGATGATCGTAACTGAAATGAATGTCGAAACGTTAGAACAGAAGCGTATTTTCGAGGGATACGAGACGGATATCTGCGATCAGACAGAAGAAGCGTTTGATGAATTCTATACGGCAAACAAATTTCGCACTGTCATCAATTTCGGAGCCGTCCTAGATCGAAACGGGCTCCCCGCTGTTAATATTCTAGTTTACGCTTAGAAGGTTCATACAAAAGCACTCCGAC